TGATTTTGCTCTTCTTGTGCAGCATACAAGAGCTGTGTAATATTATTGTTTAAGTCAGCTGCTTTGACTGATGACCCTGCTGTAAATGTAGCCTTAGCACTATCTACATCAGTGTCACGAAAAATACGAATTAGGGCGGGACTGGATGGAATATTACCTGACGTAAAGACTACATTACCACCACCTGTTGTAGTGTAGCTAGTAATGTTAAAGTGACTGCCGGCTGTTTTAGCTACGCCGTCGACTGTTACCTTTATGTCAGCTTGTTGGTATGAAGGGAAAGAAAACGATTTCGTCGCATTTCCATCCCCAGTATATTCTACGAATGTTGTTGCCATTTATTTGTATATGTTGAGGATGTTAGCTGTTTGAGATTTTTTCTCAACTTTTCTTCTTTTTTGCATTAGCTCTTCTTCCATAAGTTTTAAAGCTTCTGGATTGTCTTTAAGTGTTGCCCATGCTCTACGTCTAGCTTTTTGAAATAAATTATCAATAACAATATTATGGTAGTAGTCTCTAGCATCATACTGGCTACGTAAACCAGCTCTAATGTCAGCATACATTTTTTCCATAGATGCTATCATTTTAGGATCTACTGCTAGTTTGTCTAGCTCACGTTCTAAGTTTTGTTCACCGATAGCACGTTGAAACAAAGACCTGACTCTAGGCGAGTCGGTTAAGTTTGTACTGTCAGGAGCGTAGTAGGTAGACATACGTAAATCGTATCCACTGTCGAACAAAAAGTTTCTACCAATGCTTTGATCTAGGTTTAGTGATATAGGGCTTACTGCGTTGTATGCTCTAGTTAAAAAGTCCCAATCCTTAAGAGGTTTACCATTTAGCATGTCATACTTAATAGGTAATGGGTCGCTTGCAAGAGCTTCTGTAATTAGGTTACGGTTACGTATAGACTGGTCAATACCAGATCCAATCTCACGCATGTATGGTGTAAACAATCTACCAAGCTCGTTACGTAAACCAGCAAGAGGTACAATGTTGTTACCTAGTCCAGCTATGATTCTATCAAACTGACCGGGGCGACCAGCAAACAAGTCAACAAATGACTGTATGCCAGCTAGGTATGACTTACTTGTAATAGCCTGTGCTACAACCAATGATATTTTTTGTAGTTCTGATTCTGTCCACTCTTCACCCATAAGTTCACTTGCATCACCTACGTCAGCGATTGTAGACATAATAAGGTTAAATGGTTCAAAGTTATCATAACCAACACGTACATCACCCAGCTTTATTGTCCTTGGTTCCCATTTACCATCCAGCCACATCTGTCTTTTTGACCTGTCAACAGGGCCGTTACCATTAAGATCACCACGCATCCATGCCTGCACTGCCATAAAGACAACACCTGAGCCTATAGCTAATCGGCCTGTTTGTAAAGCCTTTGCGTTAGCTAGTTCTTCAGCAGTTGTGATACCATACTTAATTACATTGTCTAAATTATCTGCACTAGCAAATGCGATGTCGTTGAACTCTTTAACTAAGAAGTTAAAACCGGGTGTATACTTACCTGTTAATGCAAGACCGTTTACACCAGTTCTAGCAAACAAAAAGAATGGTTTGGCTAGCGGTGTAGCAGTAAACACATCATTTAAACCCTTTGCAAAACCTGTTAGAGGTTGTGTAAGTGTAACTTCTTGACGTGCAAAATTAGTAGCTTCATCTTTGATACCACCATTTTGGTCAAAGATTTGTGAGTAAAAGTCATCTTCATATGCCCTCATCAACTCCTTGGTAATCTTTGGTGTCTGTATACCATTACCCTGTAGCTCCATAACTCTACGCATAGCTTTTTCACGCATCTTAGCACGGCCAAGAATGTATGCAAACGAATCGTCAGTTGCTGCCATAATCTTAGTAGAGTATGTCAGAAGATTACTGTTGTTCATACTACGTGCTATGTTAGCCATACGAAATATAGCTATATCAGCGTCGCTAGCATTACCACTATCTTCGTAGTATCTGCGTAGCAGCTCCCAGTTCTGATCTCCACGAGTAAAATCAAAATATCTAGTCTTAGCGTTAGTTATGTCACCTTTCCAGTAAGAGTTGAGTTTAGTTCTAAATAATTGAAACGACTCAGGTATAGCTTCTATCATAGCATTGACGGATGCAAGACTTGCTCTTAATGTAGCTGCATCACCATCAAACGGGTAACGTACAGCAGCACCTAGAGCTGTGCCTAGCGGTCTTAAGAATGTAGCCGCAGATGTACCCATAATCGCCCTTATAGGCGTTTTAGGGCCGCTTAGGACACTATGGGTCATAACACCCTCTAGTTCTCTTATAAGAGCACCTGTACGGTTTATATCCTTAGCATTTAATTTACCACCTCGTATAACAGTTCTAGCCCACTTGTCAAAGTCATCAACGGTGTTTATGTTGTCCATCATAGAAAATGTTTCTAGCATGGCGTTCAGTAAATCATCGTCATTACTATCTTTAGTTAGCTTGAGTATAGACATAATTGACTCTCTAGCATCAGCTACATCAGCTTTAACAGCCTCCTCTATAGCTTTCTTTCTGTTTTTACCAGCACCCAACGCTCTAAATGCGTCAGACAATACAAATCTAGACTTCTTAGTTTCGTATAGAAGAGTTAGCATTGTGTCCATAATCTGTGACGCAGGGCCGTCTATGTCGTTAACATCAACTAAGTCTGAAATTTCACGTGCAGCAATACCTGTATCTTGCAATGATTTAAGTAGTGAGCCCATGAGTAGATCTGAAGCTACAACTTTTTCTGGTGGTATGATAGCTTCTCCACCTACTATATCTTTCTCAGCTTCTAGTATTTCTTTTAAATACTCACTGGCAGGCATATCTGCTGGGTTTCTACCTTGTGTAATACGTTGATGTGTTTCGACTGCATCTCTGTACTTATCAATAACAGCTTTTCTGTTACCTTTAGCAGCAGCAAGTTTTTTGTCAAACGCATCTTTACTAACAAGTCCACGTAAGATACGCTCGATTGTGTCATCAGTTGTACCACTTTCACGTGCTATACGCTCACGTTCTACTGGTGTAGTTACAGAACCTGTAGAGCCTTCTTCAGCACCCCACTCAGTTCTTGTACGTTTTAGCTGCTCACGTGCAGTAGGAACATCAACCTGTGATGTATGTGCTCCTTGATGTGGTTCTGCAAGTGGTGCATTTTTGTCAGCTCTAAACTGAGCATCACCTCTACGAAGCTGTGCTATACCATTTTCTACAGTCTGATCTTTAATACTTTTATTACGTTTTGTAATCTGTTCTATAGCTGTACCACCACCTTTCTTGATTGCATATACTGCACCATCAAAGAATAGACCTATGCCCATACCTTCTACGATGTTTTTGACTTTCATCATAATAGGATGGTCAGTATCTTTGGTAGATATTGGTGTATCAACCCAGCCATATCTGTCACGTAACGCACCTAATGCGTTCTCTCCGTCTGACTCTTTTGATATAAGGTCAGACACAGCTCCTACAGCTGCACCTCTAGCTAGGTTGCTAGTTGTTATAGCTGTAAGACCGGCTGGTATAGACACAATACCTGTTGCTGCTGCACCTTTTGCTGCTAGTATAGTACCAGCTGCTAGAGATCCAAAGTGTACCAGTCCACGTAGTTGTTTACCCCACCATGTTTTGGTTTCGATGGGGTTATCGTATGCGTCAAACGGTGTCCAGTCTGGTTTGTATGTACCAGTCTCTTCTCGTTGACGCTGCATCTCACCTGATAACGCATCTGCTGTACGCTCAGGAAATGTTGCAATAGAGGATGCAGTATCTTGTAAACCACCGGATAGGATGGACTGACCCTCTTTTATAAATGCTTTAGCACCCCAAGTCTCCGAATCTCTGGGATCTTCTTGTTCTGCTAAGGCTTGTTCTTCTTTTTCTTCGGCTTCAGCTTTTAGTTTCTTGCTTTCCTCTAGACGTGCTCGTTCTTCATTTAAGAACTCTTGCATCTTTTGTGCAGCTAAGTCAACTGTTCCACCGTCTATGTTTGCCACATACTGTTGTGGGTTAGAATCAGTCATCGTCCTCTTAGTTCTTTCTTAGTTTTAGCTTTTCTTTCAGCTTCTTTCTTAGCTCTTTCTGCTTTTTTAGCTGCTCTGTTTTCATCTAGTTGTCTTTGTAATTTTTCTAGATCAGAGATTAGAATGTCAGCTACATCTTTTTGTAAGTTTTCAAATCTAGCAAAGTAGTTATTTTGTAAGTTAGGAAAGATTTTATTTATAGCTTCTAACTCTTCTGGCCTTAGATTTGTCATTCTACGGTAGCCTTTAGTTTCGCTAGTTACAGCTCCACGTATAGCATTTGGTTTATTTGCTTTTTCACGCATACGCATAATAACAAGATAACTTTGTAAATTTTCAGTCATCTTAGCATTTAAATCTAGATCTAGCTTTTCTGCATTTTCTGCAAAATATGCCATAGCCTCTCGAGTAAAGTTATACATTCCTATGTTTTCTATTGACCCGTTTCTTGCCATATTAATGACTTGACCTAAAGTCATATTAGTCAAACCTGTTCTCTCGCTACCCGGTCTAGCACCTCTTCTTACAGTAAAAGAATCTTCACTTGTATTATCACCAGATTTTTCTGACCATATTTTTAATACTTCTTCAAAGTCCTTTTTTTCACCTTTGTTCAAGCGACGTAAGGCTTGGTTGTCATTAGGATGTTTAGTAAAAGCGTTTTTTTCTTTTATATCTTCAAACACTTTAGCATAAGGATTAACTTTTTTAGTATCTTTATCTATTAGGTTTAAGGTTTCTCCTCTTTGATAAGCAGCTTCTGTACCGCTTAACACTTCTACTTCACCTTTATCATTTATAATAGTTACTTTTAGACCACCATAGTATCTAAGTATTTCTTCTCGATTATTATTGTTATCTTTTAAAAAGTCAAGAAGTCTGTTTACAGGTTCACCTTCAAATGCTTGTTTACTTTGAAAAAAGGTACGATCTTTTGCTATCTTTTTCTGTACATTTATATATGTCTGTGCTCCAGACTCTGCCAAAGGTATTGGGCCATCAGCTATAGCTGTATTTATTGCCTTAAGATTAGTTTCAGATAACAAACCTACAGTAATTTTATTTGAGGAGTCTTTAGTTCCTAATATTTCATCACGATAATCTCGAACTGTGTAGTTTGGATTAGAAGCTACCGCAGCTTCAAAAGTTTTTAACCTTTGACCTTGGTTATCAACATCAAGAAACTGTGCTTTGTACTGATCCATCAGTCTTTCGACAATACGTATATCATCTGGGCCTAGACTCTGTGTTGCTGGATCTATACCTTTTACATACGGCTCGAT